TGGCCTGACTGGTTTGATACCAGTTGGGGGCCGATCCTTGGCTGCATCTCTGGCTCCATGTCTCCTGGCATCTACCTTGCTGTTAGCAAAGCTCTTCCAGATCGAATCAAGAAGCTCATCTCAGGGGCTTCGGTCTCTGGGGGGTCGAAGTGAACGGCTCTCTCTTCAGCATGGCTGTCATCTTGGCGGTTCTCTTGGTTGTACTTGGCGTTGCCGCAGTGAAGAACGAGGAACTCAGGACAAAGCTGGTGGGGGTAGCCCTTGGGCTTGTCGGTGCCCTTGCTGCAATCGTTGCGGTTCTGACTGTTAACAGAGAGAAGAAGAGGGCTGGAGAGGTTGCGGCTTCAACTAAGGAAGTAAAGACGGGAAGGGTAGAGGCCAAAGAGGACTCCTTAGAGACTGAGCGGTCTTTAGACATTGAGGTTGCCAAAGAGGAGGACACCCACAAGGAGGCTGTTGGTGAGCAAGAGGACCTTAAAGAGATGAAGAGGGAGCGGCTCAAGGCATGACTCGCTTTGCCCTGGTTATCGCCATGCTAGTAGCCTCTGGATGCTCACCCCTGCACTACGTCAGGAAGGCACCCATAGAGCCTCCACAGCCCATCGAGGCACCGGAGCTAACGTACCCCACCCTTGAGGACTTCGATTGCCCCAGGTACACGCTGACGCCCTCTACCGGCGTGTGGAACGAGGATGCCTGGGGTGACATTGACGGTGGCGTAGAGGTTATTCTTCCTCAAGACCGTCATCCTGCCGTTGATCGCTACGGGAAGAGCAAGTGCCGACACATCGTCCTTGCTCCGGGCTGGTGGGTGACAGCCAGGGAGGCGAGGGACAGGTATCCGCTAGTAAGAAAGCAGCTTGTTCTTTGGAGTGATTACTCTGAGCGGGCAGCGGAAAGACATCAGAAAGAAAGTGAAGAAATCGCTAAACTCCTTAACATGTCGAGGAAAAGACAGGTAGAGGTTGCTTTCATAGGGGCTGGCGCAGGTGTAGGGGTTACCGCTGCCGCGATGTTGGCAATTTTTATAGCAAGTAACAGTAGGTGAAAAGATGGCACACGTTGAATCTTCTATTCCATCAGCGGTTGGCTCCGCGATCCATGTCTTTGAACAGACGTTCGGTGATGCGGCGATTGCAGAGCTTCTTACTTCTGGTGCCGGGACGATCTACGCAGTTGAGATAGACAACACTCTCAACACCGCCACCTCGTACTTCAAGGTTTACGACACAACTGGTGCTGTAACGGTTGGATCTACCGGACCCTATATGATTCTCATGTGCCCTGGGTCTAGCAAGATCCAGTACACATTCGACAGCGGGGTCACCATCTCTACCGGAGTAACCGTTGTTGTTGTTACAACCAACGGGACTACCGGGGCAACCACCCCCGCTGGAACGGTTATCGTTCGCATTCTCGATTGATAGGAACTGAGCCATGGCACTTACAACGAAGGTAACTCCGTATTCAACAGGGCTGCAGTCAACCCTTGTTAAGATTGAAGAGGTCCCACTTACCGGCCTTGCTGGGATTACGGGTACGAGTGGAACGGTCTATGCGATGCGTCTGGTTAATGGCGCTGGAAGCATCTACTACTTCTCTCTGTTTAACTCAGGGACAATGACTCCGCAGTCCGCAGACATCGTTATCCCGCTCGCCGCTACCAGCACCATGGTTGTGTCTATAGACATCGGCGCTCCGTTCGATGTTGCCATCAGCATGCAGGGATCTACCGCTTCTACGGGGACCGGAGATCCTGGAGCACACATAGACGCGAACCTCTTTATTTCGTAGCATCCCGATTGAGTACCTCACACTCACTCTCTAGAAAGCGGCGTTCCCTCTGACCGGGAGCGTCGTTTTCTTTTAAAGGGCGCGAGACCCCCAGTGTTCCATGAACTTAAAGCTGGCCTTGGGCTTACTCTCTTTCCTTATCCAGTGCTCAAAGCCACACTCGCAAGCCTGCATCCACATGGGAGGTAGCCTGAGGGTCTCCTTGAACTCCTTGTCAGGTAGCCCACTGGGGTTGTGCATGCTCCATGGCCCATACCTATGACGGTGCTTCATGGGGTCCTCAACTCCTCCCCCTTGTTCCAGTAGTAGACCTCTTGATAATCAAAGCCATCTCCAAGCGTCTCTTTGATAGAGGTCTTGACCTCAGATTCTCTGACGACCGTGTTGTTGTAAATGTAAAGGTGCGAAGGCACCCTCCTCCTCCCAAGGGCAAAGTCGATGCCTTGAGCAGTCGGTTGCCAAAGGCCAGAGGTTCTCGACTTGGAGCCCTCCTCGACAGGCTTTCTTTTCGCAAGCCCCCAAAGAGCTAGCTTCGCGTAGTCCCCGCCCCTTACCTTACTGTCTTTGACATCTATCCACACGGACGGGATGTGGCCAGAGCTATTGATGTACTTGCCCACAAGCCAGACGAGCCACCTAGCCATCTCCCTATTGAGCTTCCTCTTGTAGACCTTGGCTAGCTGCCCACAGCAGGGGCACGTTGCCCCATCCTCGATGTCCTCTAGAAGCTCTGTCCTCGCTTGCCACAAAGACTTTCCTTTTGACCTGTCTTCCATGTCCCTCTCCTTTGTTATTTGAGTAGCTCTTCACCTGCAGACCGCACCGCGATCTCCATCCTCGATACCCTCTTCTCAAGCTCAGACACCCTGGAAGCCATTGCATGCTCCCTATGTGCGGGCCTCTGTGCGCCACGCTCTGGCCTTTCAGAGAAGTTTACGGGGGCTGGGTCACCACCACGCGGCATAGGCCCGTAGCCTCGCTCTGAGCGCCATTCCTTGGCGAGCCTGTAGAAGGTTTGCTTTATAGGTCTATCGAACCCCTTGCTAGCCATCCTCTCTTTGTATGTGGTGAAGGTAACCCCTGGGTTGCTTCTTATGATCTCCCTCCCAGCGCCAGCCTCTGTCTGACTGGGGCCGGAAGAGCCCTTGGGACTAACCGCTATCTTCTTCCTAGCCATGACGGCTCCCTCCTGAGCTTTGCTTGGTTGCCGGTTTAGCTACCTTCTAGTCAGGTAGCCCCTTCACCCTGTCGATGGATTAGATCGACCCCGGCAGGCATAGGGCTGAGCGCCATAAACAAACATGTTAGACATGCCGGGGGCACACTGGCGTTACGGCCCTTTTTCAAAGGAGTGTGCGCCCCGATCTCAGAACAAGTCGTCTACGTTTCGATCATCCATTGGCTCTGGGTCTTCGCCCTGAATCCTCTTATCGATGTAGATGTTCGAGTACTTACCCTTTGTCTTCTGGGTAATCTCCACATGCTTGCCAACCAGATCAAACTGAACACGCCCGGTGCGGCCAGTCTCCTTGTCGTACAAGTCAGACCACGAAGGCTCTGAGCCCGTCACCGTCTTGATTGCCCGCTTGATAAAGCGAATGGAGTTGGGCCCAACAGACGAGAAGCTCTGAAGCTCAGCGCCTGAAGCAGGACCACCTGTTACCTGGAACCACATCACAGTGAAGTAGTCCTTGTCTCCATTGGGAAGCTCTTTAGCGAACACAGAATACTCAACGATCTTGGCGGCGTAAGTGCCGTCAGGAACAGAGTCTGCATCGTCCTTCCCGCGCCGCCTTGAAGCGCCGGTCTCATTGTTTTCCTCAACCATGGTCTCGTTAAAAATGTCTTCGATGTCAGCCATTGTTTTCTTGCTCCTTTACAAAGCTGTTTCTAAAGCTGTCCTGCAAAGCAGGGAAGCTCATCTCTACTGTCTCTGGAAGCATCGCGCCCTCATGGCCACGAGCCTTCACCTCAATACGTTCTCGCTTGTTCTCAACCGGCTGCGTCCTAAGGATGCGCTGGCTGTTCTCTGTCAGTTCGCAGCGAAGGATGAAGTCCATCGCCGCATGCAGGGTTCCACGAGCACTATTTGGGAGGGCAGAGGTTATCCGCTGCCTACCCGTCGCCATGTCCCTGGAGCCAACCCGTTCCACAATCTCTTCAGACTTCTCGTGACCGATAAAGACAGTGCAAACAGGCAGCGCTCTCAGCTTTGCCAACATGTTTGTCCACTCTCTGTTCACCGCTCGCCAACCCCTACCCCAGTCCCCATCAGCTACATCGGTCCAGCCGTTAGCCTCGCAGACGTAGGTTGAACAAAGAGCGTAGGCCACATCGACAGTGTCCAATATGACTGTCTTGTATCCATGCTTCTCCGTCTTCAAAGCCTCTATGACGAGCTTCATGTCCTGCCAGTTCCCAATGGGTATGGACGCAGCGTGCATGGCTGTGGTGCCCTGCTCTGTGGCGATAAACACCGGGTTGGGAAACTGGTTAGCTAGTGTTGTCTTCCCGACTCCCACGCTGCCGTAGAAGAGCCAGGAGTAGTCGGCCATCCTAGTGCTAGGCGGAGTCGGCTCTTTAGGAATCATTCCCATTGCTACTCTCCTTCTTAATCTCTCTGTGTTTAGTTTCGAGACGCTTGAATGCGTCATCGACAACGGCTCCGGTGCAAAGATCAAAGTATGGGCACCGTCCCCTACTCAGGCAGGACTGCGTAGACCTTATGGCCACAGCCTCGCCTCTCTGAATCTCAAGTATTCTCCTGTGCGTGGCCCATGCCTGACGCTTCCACTCGATTAACTGGGCATCTGTTCGCGTCACTACCTCATCAAAGAAGTAGTGGTCTGGTCTCTCCAGGTAATCCAAACGGACACGCTCGGCATAGTCGTTCGCACTCTCTGTCTTCTTCTGTCTAATCGTTGGCTTCTTGATAACCCGATAGATCATCTTCCTAACAGGTTGTTGGTACAGGACGCTTGCTGCGTACAAGTAGGTTGTTACCTGGAAGTCGATCTCAAGGCGGGCGATGTAGTCCTTGTTTACGATGGATGCGGTCTTCCACTCTCCCAACACCAACTCCCCAAGCATCCCTGGGTAGGTGCCCTCCCAGACACCATCAAACACACCGCTAAACCTGTGCTCTGCACTGGGAATATCTGTGTCTGGATGTCTGAGAGGTATCTCGAACTGCACCTCGTGCTTGTCGGGCCAGCAGTACCACTCCTTCAAAGCTCCTCCCACCATCGCCGCGACCTGGGACCGGCGCACCCTTTCAGATGCGCTCGATCCAGGCCAGTCACTGTCTCCAGAGGCGTCCATGACTGCCAACGCAGCCTTCACTGAGGCATGCTCAAGCCCTTCGTGGACAGCGCTTCCCATCGCCAACGCCGGGTGCTCCTCGAAAGGAGTTAGGCGTTTGTTGTAGCGAATGTTGTGGCGCTCTTCACATCGGCTGAACGTGACTAGCTCTGTCTGCGTTAGCAGTTCCATGGACCCTCCCTTTTCAATCTTTAAAGGTTGAACGCTAGGCAATCCCGCGAAGGATGTTCGTTCCGTTCTGAACGAACTTCGCACCAGAGCCCATCATCAGAGACTCAAAGCGCTTGCCCTTGCCACCACGAGAGGTGCGGTGATAGCCAGCAAACTCAGTCAGTGCGTTGTATGCAGCCCAACCAGTTCCACGAACCCCTGGGATCTCAGTGCCTCGACCACCAACAAACAGACGCGTCAGTTGGCTTCGATTGTTCTCCGAGATAGACAGAGCGCGCTTGCTCACGTTGCCGTCCTCGTCTGCCACCGGGGTGGGGAATAGCTCCATGCAGAAATCAATCCAGTCAGACTGAGGCATCGGAACATCGGCAAGCTTTCGCATGAACTCATCCGACTCAGCGAACGCCTTCTGGGAAATGCCCAGGACGCGAGCAGCCTCGCCAGACTTGAGCGACATGTTCTTCGTGTGCCGAATGCTTATGCTCTGGCCACGAGCGTTCTCCAGAGCCGCTGCAGCCGTGTTTGCACAAACCACACGCACTGTTGTGAACATGCAGCGGAAGGCTGTAGACCCATCGTGCCCCGTATACAGGAAGAGGTAGTGGTCTACCTTGTCCTTGGGGATGATCTCAGTAGACCCAACCTTGCCAAGCAACCACACCTGACGACCACCGTTAAGCGACCCAGCGGTGTGGATACGTAGGCTGCCGTCGTCAATAAGATCGTCTGCGAAAGCACCCATCTCTTCGTTCTGGAAGAGCGTGTAGTCCTTCTTCACAATCCCGTATGCAGAGTTGTCGGTGTCCCTGACAATCGCTCGGTAGTCCTTCAGACTGAGGCTCCCAAATGGAGTCCCCTCTACCTTGTCAGATGGAACAGCCGCCTCTGTGGAAAACAAGGGTCGCTTGCTCACAGTCCAGAGAAGGTCTCCGCGATCCAGAGCATCCTTCGTCCTAAGACCCTCTTCACCAACATAGGTTCCAAGACCGTGCCAAGGGGTGGCACCAACATACATTCCAGTTTCAAAATAAGCAGGCATATCTCTCTCCTTAAAACATGATGACAATGAGTCATCATCGGTTACAGCAGGGACAGGAATTGTCCCGGCTAGATTCTCTCAAAGCCCCGTAGTCAGCGTAACACCGCCGACACAATCAATATAGCAACGTCTGTTGTAAAGTCAACAAACCCAGGGCATCTCTCAACATCGAAGTACTCAGGCGCCCCAGGGCATCTCTCAACATCGAAGTACTCAGGCGCCCCCCCCTCCTATGACCCTTGCTAGGCAGGGGTCATTTGGAACAAGCCGTTTCAACTATCACTACCCTGGTCATCTAAGGTAGGCAGTCTTTCCCTCGACATACGCAGCAGGTGGGGGTGCGTTATTACCTGCTTCCCTTGCGACCCCTTCAAGGGGGCCTTCAGCCTCTACGAGACCGTGCATATCGGTGGGTCCTGATTCGGAGCAGTGCTCCTCCTGGCTCACTCGCCCTTCGCCAGTTTCGCCCCCAGGACGGGGGCCACGCGGCGAAGAACTATGGTTACTCTCTGGTGGAGTAATGGGCAGAGGCTACGCTCACTTCCTTGCCCTCGTCAATTCTTTTGGTTAACTTCTACCCCAGGCATCGCAGGGGCTGTGGCTTGTTCGCCCCTCGCTGGTGTAGGTGCCCTGCTACAGGACCTTTGCAGCTTGCTGCTTAGTTAGCAGGCATCGGCATACCCTCCTGGGCTTAGGCCCTGGGGGGTTTTTGCTTTGTGGGGGAAGCGCCTCAAAGAGCGCCCACCTGGAAGGAAGGGGGAGGACCAGATGGACGCTGCTTTGAAACCGCCAAGGAGTCTTGCATGCAGACTAACCTCGTGGCAACAGGCTGAAACTAGCCTGCCACCTCGCTATTGTCTACGGCAACACTTCCTCATAAGCCTCTAGCATCCTCTCTCTTTGTGACTTGATCCCCCTTCGCACCCTTGCTATCTGCACTGCGGCACGAGTTATCGTCTTCCCCGTCTTCCTCTTAATGTCGTTGGCAACCATCTGGTCTGACCACTCCCCAAGCTTTGGGTGGTAGTCGCCCTTCCAGTTACCGCTGTTCGCGGCCTCCCTCTTCGGCCTTTGGATCTCGACCCCAAGCCTCTTAAGGGTGGTGCTTGCTGTCTGTCGAGTACACCCCCACTCCTTAGCAAGCTCTTTAACAGACAGCAGTCTCTCGTAGTCCTTAACGAAAGCCGCCTCTTCTTCCTTTGTCTTCAGTAGTTTCTCTGGCATCACTCATCTCCTTCATGAACTTCTATCTGGTCTATGTAACTCCTGCAGACGGGGCACTTCTTTGGGATGTCTTCAAACAGCTTGTAGGCAAAGCACTTGCATACGCCACAAGTCCACTTGTAGATCACATCCTCATCCCGTTCCTCTGTGGTCCCGTACTTTGCTTTCCTATACGCGGCCATCTCTATGACTGTCATGCTTCCTTCCTGCCTTCACCGGCAACGGTGTTGTCCTTGTCGTACTGGGCGAGCCACCTCTCAGCAACAGCAACAAGGTTTGGGTCCATAGGCCATCCCATGCCCGTGACCCACTCCCCCTTGTCGTACTGGGAGTACCTTTCTCCGCCGTGTGGGTCATCGAAGACGAACCACGCCTGATCCGGGCTCCCCGGCCAGGTCCACCACTTCGGGTGATAGCCGCGCCCAATGTGGATTTTAATGGTCATGTGTTTTCTGTGTTCGTTGCTCATATTTCCTCCCTCTTTAGCCTCTTGGTTGGCTATGTCGGCCTGCATCATCAGGCTGTCTAGTTCCTTGCTGCTCATGCTTCCTCCTTTGTGTCTGGGACAATCACCAGCGTTACCCCTGGAGTGTCTTTGCAGTTCCCAAACCTGCTGCACTGGCGATTATTGGGAAACGATCCTCTCCTAAAGGCGTTGTCTGGTAGGCCAGCTAAGTGGTATCGCCAAGCCCAGTCAGGCTTGGGTAGCGACTCTTCGATATAACCCCACCGTCCCAGGGGGTCTCCGCAGTTTGTGCAATAGGCGTTGATTTGATTCTTCACGCTTCCTCCTTTGTGTGCTGCCAGTCTCGTATCGCGTCTGCCAGTGGGCTGTATGTGCCGACGTAGACCTCGTTGTTGCGTACTAAGAGATTCCCTGACACCCCTTTCGGGTGACCCTTGGTTATCTCTAGCCCTCCGTGGACCACGTCATCACCTGGATGCAGATCGGGCCACTTCATATCTTCCAGTAGCTTGAGTATGGCCTTTGCCTTTCGCTCCTTGCTGCTCATGTCTGCTCTCCTTCGCTCCAGTTCGTGCCGACCTTGGGAGTACCGAGCAGGGTGTTCTCGGACAGCACCCTGCGGAGGTCGTTCAGGAACAGGCCCGCTTCGGCTGCGAGGACCTTCTCGCCTGGGCTGCCCTTGGGGTGGTGCTTGTGGGGTGACAGCATCGGACGGTCCATCATCCACATCAGCAATTGAATGGCTCGCATGAGGAGGCAGCAGACGATCTGTACCTGCTCCTCGGTGAGGGTCGCCTTG